GTTCATTGTAAGAATGAGAAATCAAGACTTACTATTGAGAACAAAATGGTTGATGTGATGTTATCATACGAAACAGGTTTAGATAGATACTATGGATTGTTAGAACTAGCAGTCAAGTATGGTGTCTTTAAACAATCATCAACAAGAATAGAATTACCTGATGGTACAACACAATTTGGTAAAACTATTAATAACAATCCCGAGAAGTATTTTACAGAAGAAGTACTTACACAATTAGACGAAGCAGCGAAAAAAGAATTTAAATATGGCAACACGATTAGAACAGACGATACTCAAGAATCTGATACAGAATGATGAATATGTAAGAAAGACTTTACCTTATATTAAGAGTGAATTCTTTCAGGAGAGAGATGAAGAATTTCTTTTCAAACAGATTCGAGATTACTTTTTAAAGTATCAATCACCACCCACACCTGAAGCTCTCATCATTGATATTGATGAGATAGAGGGTATAGATCAACAACTCATATCAGATACTATGGTTCTGATTCGAGAAATCAAACAAGATGTATCTGATACACCTAAAGAATGGTTAGTTGATTCAACAGAGAAGTGGTGTAAAGATAGAGCAGTATACAATGGTGTAATGGCATCTATATCAATCATTCAAGACAAAGAAGGACAACAAGGAGAGATACCTGATATTCTCAGAGAAGCATTATCAGTATCATTCGATAGTAATATCGGTCATGACTTTATTGAAGATTGGGACGAAAGATATGAGTTCATGCATAGAGAAGAAGAAAGAATACCTTTTGATTTAGAACTTATGAATAAGATTACTAAAGGTGGTCTTCCGAATAAGACATTGAATATCTGTATGGCAGGTACTGGTGTAGGTAAATCATTGTTTATGTGTCACATGGCTTCAGCTTCATTACTTCAAGGTAAGAATGTTCTTTACATTACAATGGAAATGGCAGAAGAAAAAATCGCTGAAAGGATTGACGCGAACTTACTTGATGTATCATTAAACACAATGAATGAGTTACCGAAGATGATGTTCGAAAAGAAAATCACTAGAGTTAGAGAGAAGACTAAAGGTAAGTTAATCGTCAAAGAATATCCGACAGCGACAGCTCATAGTGGACATATTCGTCACTTACTACAAGAACTAGATTTAAAGAAAGACTTCAAACCTGAGATTATCTTTATAGATTATCTTAACATCTGTGCTTCATTCAGAGTAAGACCTGGTAGTAATGTTAACACTTACACTTATGTTAAGAGTATAGCAGAAGAACTCAGAGGGTTAGCAGTTGAGTTTGATGTTCCGATTATGTCGGCAACACAAACTAATAGAACAGGATTTGTATCAACTGATGTGGGACTAGAAGATACTTCGGAATCATTCGGATTACCGGCAACAGCTGACTTTATGTTCGCGTTGATATCTACAGAAGACATGGAAGAACTAGATCAAGTCATGGTCAAACAATTAAAGAATCGATACAATGATCCGAGTTATCATAAGAGATTTGTATTGGGTATTGATAGGTCTAAGATGAGACTATACGATTGTGAACAATCAGCTCAAGACGAACTAGTAGATATCGGACCAGTCATGGATAGTACGGCTGTTGGTAAAAGAGTATCATCTGAAAAACAAGAACAATTTAAATATTGACACCGCGGGTACAATAATGTTATACTTACAGTATGGAAAATAATAAAAAAATAAGACAATTATTCATTGATATGGACGGTGTTCTAGCCGATTTTGAATCAGGACTTTCAGAAGTTTTGGGTCATAAAGTTAGACTATCTGATGTCGCTGATGTGTATAACGATAGAAAAAGAGAAGTTACTTCTAAACATTTATTCAGAAGATTAAAACCTCTACCTGATGCTTGGAAACTAGTAGATTGGGCTTTAAATTCAGGTATACATACAGAGATATTAACAGCGGCCGGTACTATCAATAGAACTATTGTTATTAAAGACAAAATTGATTGGATTAAAGAGTATTGTACAGATCATTGGATCATAATACCTACATTCAAAGGTAGTCAGAAAGCGGCGTTTGCTCATAGTAAAGCTGTGTTAATTGATGATAGACAAAGAAACATTGACTGTTTCGTTGAAGCCGGTGGTATCGGTATTCTACATACTACTGCCGAGAATACCATAAATAAATTAAATGACATCATCAACTCATAATGAAGATCAAGGTACAATAAAGAGTAAATCTCTTATGACTTTACTCAGCAAGAAAGTTGAGTTAAAGAAAGAACTTATCGTTCTTAAAAAACAACACGAAAATATAGAGAAACAACAAGAACTTGTCGAGTCTATCGCTAAGATAGAAAAGTTCTTATCTAAGCATAGAATTCAAAAATAGTATTGACATAAATACTACCTATGAAGACATTCTCACAATTAAATGAGTTACACTCCCAAGTAGTTGATAAATTAGATAAGATCGGACACCCGAAAAAGCTAAACTCTAAAAGATTAAAACAATTAGCTTCACCATACTCAGCTTACGAAGATATCGATTTTGACATTTGGTTGGGTTTCTCATTTCCTAAAAATTCATCTACTCAGACTCTTAACGAATTGAAATATCTGATCTCATTAGGTCAGTTTCGTAATGAATGGCAAAACGAAATAGTCATGTACGATTTAGAAGTTATCAAACCCTTCAAAGATTATTTAGATGAGTATGGGATAGAGGTTGAATGGGACAGAATCACAGACTTATTAAATCAAACAAACCCTATACTCTTAGCTCTCAAGAGACATTACAATAGACCAAGACCTAATATATTAGCTCAAGCTATGGGTCTAGAAATGACATTTTTCCCATTAAAGACATCAAACACACCTTCATATCCGTCAGGACACGCGACTCAAGGATACTTAGTATCAAAATTAGTAGCAGATTCAACTCCATTAGAACATAGAAAGAATATACTAGACATAGGTATACGAATCGGTGAAAGTAGACAAGTAGCGGGAGCTCATTATCCATCAGACACAGCATTCGGTCTTAAACTCGGACAAGAATTTTATCGTTTATCGAAACAAAGAAGTCTAGAACCTGATCTATCATTAGAATCACTAATGAATGATAACGCTATATCAAATTTAGATGAAGGTTGGAGAGATTTTGTTAAAAAAATGAAGAAGAAATTGACAAGAACATGGAAGAAAGTTAAAAGTTTTATAAGTAGAGCATTTAATAAATTAAAGAGAATGAATCCTGGTCAAGAAGCGATAGTTACAATCCCAGGAATAAAACAAGAAGACTATACTCTAACTGATAACGGAAAGATGATACTATCTGAAGGAGCATTAGAAGCGATCAAGGGTAATTATAATGAGGCCTTAGTATTAGAATATCTTTATGCTTGGACAGGTAATGGTGTCAAGATATCAGATAAATGGAAAGATGAGATTACAGCTATCAAAGGTCATGTTAAAAAATGGGAAAACGATTTAAAAGATAAAGTTGATAATTGGCGACCAGCTCTCAAGATTATTAAACAAGGTAGTGTTGATATGACTAAGTATCTTGTCGGGACAACTATAGCTAATGACGGTGTGATTGTCGGAGCTTACTTAGATAATCTATCATATCAAGGTGGTGCTGAGTTTAAAGCTGATATTCAAATAGCTGTCATGAAAAAAGGTAAAGAAATTCTTACAGGATATTCATTAAAACTATACAGTAATAAAAGTGTCGGATTGGCGAATACCTCACCTAAGAGATTAGCAGGTCATTTAGTTGGACCAGCGGCTGAAAAACAAGTAGAGACACTTATAGCTACTAATAGTGAATTACAAGCACTTATAGCTGGAGCTAAAGAGGCCAACAAAGCATATCAAACAGCCAAAAAATTAAACCCAAAAGATCCTGATGTTAAGAGAGGTGGTAAATTGTATGATGCTAGGACTGTAGCTAGAAAACCGATAAATCCTATTTTAGCTGAGATAGCTTATACAGTAATAAAACCTCATGTCAATAAACCCGAATTCGGTGAAAAATTATTAATACTATTAGGATTTAGAGATAAAGAAACTAAAATGTTGATGGCTGTAACAACAGCTAAGAAAAGTGAAATTCTTGATGCCCACCCAGATTTAGATGTATCTAAAATTAGTCTTGAACTTGTTGGTGTGTCTATTAAAATTGTAGGACCTACAGGTAAAACTATTGTATCGTTCGGAACTAAAGAAGGTGAACAGAAAAAAATGTCAGGCAAAGTTAGTTTCGCTGATGTTGATCCTGTAGATTTAGCCGATTTACCAATGGGACAAAATTAATGGAATTTTTAACAGAAGCAGCCGGTAAGAATTTACATTTAGAACATCTAGAAGATGAGATTCTAAACTTTGGTATCGCTGGTGGTCGAGGTGCTATACAATTTTTACAGTCATTAAGAGATATGTTCAAAGGTGGTTCAAAGAGTAAACTGAATGTAACAGTCAAGTGGGATGGAGCTCCAGCTATATTCGCGGGTCCACACCCAGAAACAGGTAAATTCTTCGTAGCTAAGAAGTCATTGTTTAATAAGACACCGAAGTTTTATCATACTAATGAAGAAATAGACGCTGATCTATCAGGTGAGTTAGCTAGTAAGTTTAAAGCTTGTCTTGGTGAATTCTCTAAACTAGGAATGACAGAGATATTACAAGGAGATTTAATGTTCACAGATGATAAATCTACAATGGATATTGACGGTGTTAAACATATATCATTTCAACCAAACACAATTCTATACGCTGTTGAATCAGATTCAGAGATAGGTAGAGACATACAGACAGCTAAAGTAGGTATCGTATGGCATACAACATATAGTGGTTCTACTATAGACGGTCTATCAGCTTCATTCGGAGCGAGAATTCCGGGTAGAAGTTCAACTGTTTGGCAAGATGATGCTACATACAGAGATGTTTCAGGTAAAGCTAATTTTACAGCTCCAGAGACAGTAAAAGTCACTAACCTATTATCACAAGCCGGTAAACAATTTCAAAGAATTAATTCAAGTTCATTTAATAAATTTTTAAAATGGCAAGATAGTCTCGGAGTGTCAGCTGTAGGTTCAGGGTTTAAAACATATCTAAATACATATACAAGAGCTGGAAAGAAGTTACCGAAAGGTAAACAAGCTGTCAAAGGATATGTAGCTCATTTTACTAAATGGTGGGAAAAGAATAAGGGTGATAATGATGTACAGAAATCTAAACTTAGAGAAAATCTAAGAGTGATAAACAGTTCATTATCAACACTAGAAAATGTAGTAGACTTCATGAGATTTTTAATTGAAGCTAAATTGATGATCATTACTAAAATGGATTCTGCTAAAGGTATAGCTAAGACATTCGTTAAAACAGACAAAGGATTAAAAGTAGTATCTCCAGAAGGATATGTCGCGATTGACAAAACTGGTGGTGCTGTTAAAATAGTAGATAAAATGGAATTCAGTTTCAACAACTTTACAGTAGCTAAGAATTGGGATAAATAATATGGACAAAAAACAAATAGATGAAGGTAGTCTAGTCGCTAACATTCAAGACATTTTAGATGTAATCACAAAAGAACTTAAGTCTCAAATGGGTAAAAAATATAAAAGAAACGCTAGTGACGGTCTAGGTTTCATCAATCAAGTAGCTAAATCAGTAGGTATGAAAGTGACTGATAAACAACAAGCTGGTGGTAAGTTATTTCTTAAATTAGACAATGACTTAGAAGAAAGAAAACAAGAACAAGACCCTAGTGTAGATGATGAACCTGGTACACAACCTAAGAAATACTATAAAGGTTTGAGTAAGAAAGATAAAGAAGCTCGAGCTAAACACTTTAGAAAAGGTAGTAAGTCTCCAGCTCCAGGTGATAGTGACGCGAAGACTACACCTAGTAAACATACAAAGAAATTTAATAAAATGTTTGGTGAGAGTGACGCGGATAAGTCATTGAAATCAAAGGCCGATAAATCAGGTATTTCTTTTGGAGTATTAAAACAAGTATTCAAGAGAGGTGTTAAAGCCTGGCAGACAGGTCACAGACCAGGTACTACAGCAGTACAATGGGGTCACGCTAGAGTCAATTCTTTTATCACTAAAGGAAAAGGTACATGGGGTGGAGCTGATAAAGATTTAGCGGGAAAGGTATAATGAAAACATTTTTAGAACATATAGACTTTGGATTGTACGAGGGTAAGCATGTACCCTTAGAGAGACCAATGGTTGAAGTTACAGAAGAAGAAGATAAACCAATCGGTAAACCAAAGAAAG